CTCTGTTGAGAACAACGGCAGATACAGCAAGTCTCCCTGCCGTGCCTTGGTCCCTTGCTTCATGATACATGTTCATAGCGAGACATTGGATATGCTCACTAGGACCATATGTTGGTTTGTCTGTTGTTATTGCTTCAATAGGTGCAGCGACAAACAACAAACCAGCGGTTATGAGTTCTTTCATTCACCACGCTGCCTTTTGAGATAATCCTTGGCATAATCAGCAGCCATAGTTGACCCAAAACATATATTGACCTTGTGAGCGACCTCATCAATGTCGAACTCATCACCACCGAATACATATCCATCACACCATGATTCGATATCCATCAGATAATTTTTCATCTTACTCATCATCAAACTCCTCAAAAGTTACAACATTCATCAACTCTTCTACGACAGCTTTGCCGTGAGAAGTGAACAGGAAACCATGGCCATACACCCAAGACTCGACATCCTGTTTCATATAAAAAGTCTCTTCCATTGTCATCCAACGGAGAGCGGTTTCACGGTCACCCGCACCGGCTTCGATAGTCTCACCAACAGTTGCTTCAAAGTCAGCGATGGCAACCTCGGCAGCGAGTGCTTCCTCTGCCTCTGCATCCTCTACCGCTGCACCAATGCGATTAGCTTCTTTGCGAAGGTCATCCATTGACATGGACTTGAAGTCATAGTGCCGACCCTTGACACCATACGCAGCCTTGTGCATGTCATAGATGAAACACTCAAGGTCATACCGCTCATCTCTGAGGATGTCCATATCAACAATGTCGATGTTATTCATGTCAAGTTCCTCTCTCATCATATTTACATTATCGCACATTCAAGGGAGTTTGTCAACAGGTTTTTTCATAAATCGACAAGCGCCACAATGCAAGCCGCAATCCATATAAAAAACATCACTGTGAAGAAGCCGACAGGCGCAATCCAATCACTCATATCCATATTCTTCCATGAATGCCTTAGTCAACGGACCCTGCATCTTGTAGGCTTCGACTTCCCAAGGCTGTTTCTCGTAGGCAGTGTTCAGATAGTTCCGATACTTACCGTCTTTACACTTCCAGAGTTTTTTGTATCCACCCCGAAACTTGTCTTTGATCCGACCAGTGGCACCCTGCCAAACGTGAACCATCTCGTGCATGATGCACTCAATGAACTCTTCCTTAGAAGTGGCACGGCTCAAACGATGGTCAATCTCAATCGTGAAGTCACGATCATCATCACCCTGATAACAGAACCCTTGGGCACCGTCCTCAAAAGTCTTAGTGAAATTGACAGTGATATCTAAGATGCGATGGCGAGGCATCAGCATGTCCATGCACCACCAGACAATCTCGTCTGCCAGTTCACGGTCCTTCTTCAAACCACCAGTAACTTCGACACCAATCATCTGAACCTCTTGTTCATCATCACTATATACATTATCGCATATAGGGGTGGCATTGTCAAGATAAATTTTAACATCTAAGCTATTGATTCATAAGGACACTGAAATTTTTTTTGACTTCATTTATCGGTGATATCCAATCTTTGGGTGTTTTTTGTCTAAAAATAGACACTGATTCGTACCAAGGACTGTAGTCCATGTCACGGATAAACCATCTCCAATCAGCAGAATAGTGCAATAGAAGGTGTGTAGGAACCCCTAGAGCACCCCCTACATGCGCCATAGCTGTATCAGTGGACACTAGAGCGTCACATTGAGATATTATGTCCACAGTGTCGGTAAAATCATGTATCCTGTCACCGACACGCATCACACCATCAATATCATGGTTAGAACCTCTCTGTATGTCGATGAAGTTGATTTTAGGATTATCGCATAGATTTTGAATGAGCTCAGGAGAAATGCTTCTTCTTGTGTCTTTCTTGGTTGCCTCCCATGCAACCGCAACATTTAATCTGTCATTTGACAGGCACCAATCTTTATTTTGGGTTTCTGTGAAGTATCCACTCGCAAGTGGTATGTCATCGAAAGTCGCACTAATCAATCTGGGAACACTCAATAGAGGCACTTTGTAATCAAGGTCAATCACATACTCGCCGATACTATCCAACACATCTATGTCATCAAACACATGACTATTTCTCAACACAGGCGCAAGTGCGTCATAACACAAAAAGGTAACATCACCACTCAATCGTGATAACTTCGGCAGATATCTACTGAACTGTATGTTATCACCAAAGCCCTGTTCACTGTAAACCAGTATATTTTTTCCTTTTGGATTTTGTCCTTGCCACAACTCTATGTCTGACAACCTATCTCTATGAACATCATAATTTTTACCAAGACGCCATGCACCATTTGATTTCAAGTCAACATGGTCAAAACCATTTTTAAAATCACGCAACTTTAGAAAGTGCATTCCAATACTAAGATTAACTCTAGACGAGTCATATCCCAACTCTCTAGCTTTTTCATAACAAATGAGTGACTCATCGAAGTGACCCAGATCATGCAAGACAACTCCTAAGTTGTAATATGACTTTGCACGCTCTGGATCAAGTTCGATCATTCTCTCATAACATAAAGCAGATTTTTCAAAACACTCATCTTGAAAAAGATCAAAGGCGAGGTGTTCTAAAAAATCAATCTCAGACGTTTGCTCTTCGAGCATATTGTTCGTATTGTGAAGTATCATTTTCAATGAGCATATAGTTGTCATCCCAGTTGAAAGCTTCTTTGACAACAGCTGCCGACAAACCTTTATATGTCTTATGAAGAATCTTGTCCTTTGCATCAACAAGCATATATGCCTCTGTTTGATGCAGTCCCTCTAACATCTGAACAAACATCATCTCACGTTTGTTTTGAGTAAGCGCATTATTACCACCTTGAATAAAGTTGTGTAACTTTCTAGCCTCCATTGCTAAAACAGTATGCTCTGTTCCCTCTGGGGCCTCATTAGGTGAAAAGGGAACTGGACCCTCTGGTAACTGCCAAACAATCTTTGGGTCAAAAGATGACTTCAAAACCATGCGAAGTGCATCAGTGTTGTGTTGTCTCAAAAACTCGACCTTTTGTTTTTTAGTCTTGAGTTTTGCGACTTTATCTAAAATCTCTGAAAAGAGTGGTGTGTAAGCCATAACTAAAAATCTCCTATGTTATCCATCAATTCATTTAGTCTATTCTTTATAAAGTAATTTAGTAGTTTACTACGGTCACCCTCTGGAGCGTCCTGATATGCTTTTATGCACTCAAGATGCAACTCGTCTGGTGACTCTTTCAAATCAATCAGTTTTTTGTTTCTCTGATAATTTCTTTTCGCCTCGTCACTTGGTAAAAACTGCTCACATAAAGGACCAGCCCACTCTGCTATTTTCTTTTTACTCAAGGGTCTTTGACGCAACCCGTCAACAAAAGTATTGTCTGGTGACAGGACATTAGGGATGCCATCACTTGGGTCACCTTTGAGTATGTGTTGATACAAATACTCATCAGGGTCTTCACCGTTGATAAACTTTTTTGTGATAGGACTGTATTGTTTCACGTTTTTAAATTTGTGCAACTGAATGAAATCTTTGTCACCAGATAGAATAAGCGTTTTACCATTATCAAACTCCAACTCACCACACAGTGTGGCAATAATATCATCAGCCTCTGCGCCATAAACTTCTAAAACTTTATAAGGAAAGTTGTCTTTGATCTCTGCCTTAATAGTGTTTAAACATTCAAAGATGTCATCCCAATCGTGACTAGATGTTTCTCTGGACTTCTTTCTTCCAGCTTTGTATTCTGGAAAATATTCTCTTCTCCAGTAATGTTTGGAGTCATAACATATTACGAGTTCACCATACTCTCTAAAATAACTCTGACGATACATGCGAAGAGAGTTGAGTATCATGTGTCGAACCATACCCATATCAACGCTAGTGCGTTTTGTTACGTTTAAGTGCATCATCACACTTGCCAGACTAATCTGGTTCATATCAACTAAAATCATTGTAACCTCATGTCAGCATTGAAACTCATGCTTCTTCTCTCACCCTTACACTTGAAGGGATATACAAAATGTTTTAAGTATGATGGGAAAACTAAAAACTTCCCCACCTCTGGTTTGAACTTGATTGCCTCTGAGCGTAAATCTAGATTTTCTCCAAACGCATATTCAATCAAACCGTTGCATGGATAATGATCAGTAAAATCCTCTTCCCACTCAGCATCCATACCCTCTGGAATCTTTAAATATATCACAGCTGAAAAATCCCCACTATGATGGTGGTAAGGATTATAATCTCCAGCATATTGACTAACAATCCAACTATCCCTCAGATGAATATTTTTTGTGGTTGGTGATACGTTTCTACGTCCATTGATAGACAACCACTTTTTTGCTCTGTTCTTTTTGACAATATGTTTCAGATAATCAACACATCCCTGTTTCATGGTCCTAAACAAAAATTCTTTGTCCTGACCTTTAGGAGCAGGAATTCTTATCTCTTTATGAACTTTACCAACGAGCTCTGATGAGTGGTCCCACTGTATGCTTCTTTGTTCATCAGACAAAACTGCATCACCAATTGTATTCATTATATTAACAAACTTAGTTGGAACCTTTGTCTCCATGATAACTGGACTAAAAGGTTCATAAAATTCAGTTTTCATTATAACCTCAAGCTGGGTCTGAACCCTCTTCACCCTCATCTTTTTTTATGGAGAGTTTCTCAATCAATTCTAAATTAAGTTTTCCATGCGGCGTGTTATTGTCATCAGTTGTGACCTCTGTTAAAGTTTCCATGATTCCACTCATGGGATGAAACAAATCCATGTCTCTATAAATCGCACCCTTAACGGACTCAACAACAAATGATATATCCTTGATGAAACTTTTTGAGGATATGTCCACACCGTTCTCACTCATCGTGTGTATCATTTGCACCAATAGACTTTCAGTCAAGTCATCAGCAAACATCATGTTTTCTTGAATAGCAACGACATCAACGTCTGGAACCACGACCTCTCTTTTTGACTTTTGTTTCCACGGTCCCTTTATTACGTTTGCGTCTTCTTTTGGTCTTTTGCACATCGGCATCTTCTACTCCATTATCTGCGTCATACATCTCTTGCGAATAAACCGTTCCCAGTAGCGGGTAGTAAGTTCCAACATTAAACTTTGGCTCACCCTTCTTTGGACCTGTCCAATAATACGCTTGCCCTCTACATATGTATCCTATCTTTTTCTCTTGGTGTTCACCGTAAAACAAGTCAATCCAATCACCATCTCGTAGATATCTTTGCATGTTACGGACATACGCTTCATGTGACATTCTACGGTCAGTTGCACCCTTCACTTTAGCTTTCTCATTTTTGCGCTCCATAGACGCAAGTTCTTTTTGCGTCTTGATCCATTGCTTCACTTTCTTTGGATTGATAGGCGCATCATCTGGCAAGTCTCGTAAACTCTCATGAATACCAGATTGGCCATAGTTAGGGTTTTTTGCAGCACGGGCCGCTCTTGCTTTTTCGAGACGTTCTGCCGCTGCTTGTTTCTGTTCCTCTGTCATAGGTTTGCGTTTTTTGCGAACCTTCTTTTTCTTAGAGGGATCAGCCCAACCAGAGTTGTCTGTTTTCGATTTAATCTTTCTTGCCATGACTCTATTTATCCTTCTAACATGTAACCAACAAAACCATTCAAAAGAATGGCAACTCCAACCGCATTGACAATAATCAACGCACGGTCATTCCATATTATAGAAACGACCAACCAACCAGCGATCCCTAAACATTGAACAACGACATTCCAAGGGAATAAATTATTCGCAGCAAGGACCATGCCTACCATGAGAATAACAGATGACGCCCATTTGATATACCAATCAATGGTGTGAGTGGGTGTAACTGTTTTAGAGGCAATCTCATGAGGTTTTAATTGTATTTCTTCTTTACGATGTTCAGAATCCATACTCATCTAACCTTTTGTTGTTGTCCTTCAACCATCGTTGACGACCAGCAGCCTTTTTTCTTCGTCGTTTTTCACCTTTAGTTTCGTGATACTCTTTTCTTCTCATCTCATTAAATAAGCCATCTTGTTGCAATTTCTTTTTTAGAACACGCAATGCTCCATCGACATTATTATTACGAACTTCAACTCGCACTTAATTTCTCCTCATTGTAGCAACCTCTGTTGCTTGTTTTTTACCACGCACTGGCACTGCATTAGATTTATGCATCTGTGCGATACCTATG